GCGTCCTGCCGACCGAACACAATCCACCTATTGCGGTAGTGAACAATCCATACATCGCTGGTAGTCTCTGCTCCACGTTCGCCAGACATTAAGGGATGGAGGCGAAAATAGAAGCCCTGGAGCCGCGAAACTCCGGGGCTTTGCTTTTCTGACTATTGAGCTATCGTGTACACGATCAATGATACGGTAACGATCCAGAGAGACATCAGCAAAACTGAAATCCAGATGAAGCCCATGTACATGATCATTACCTTTCTGCGCACAACGCTTTTACCGATGGTAGGAGCTTAGCTCACTGCAGCGTACATGAAATGCGACTGAGCCTACGCGATCTTAACGACACACCCTCAGCACATACTCCTGTAACCCCTTCAAGGCTGCACGGTCTTTAATGATACCTGCCCTGATATCGAGAACAGTTCGTCCAGCAGCTCCAGCGAGTTCGACGGTTCCGCCATCATCCAAGCGGGCGGTGCTGGAGGCATCGGACAGATTGCCCGTACTGGCACTAAAGCGCCCTGCGATGCGCAGCCGACGATCACCAGCGGCAACATCAGCGTGCAACCTTTCATTTTCAGCAAGTACATTCGTCATCTCCTTTGTTGCTTTGCCGTCGAGTTCGGTCAGGGCCTTCTGCGTGGCCTGCTGCTTCTCTAGCGCCTGGCGCGCCTGAGCGGCTGCAGCGTTGGAAATGGCAGTTAGGGCGGCATGATGTGTCGCGTTCAGTTCTGCCACTTGTTTTCCGTACCGCCAGGCGTCCACTTTCCATGTGGTAAAACAAGCAATGGCCAGCAGCGCAAGCCCTAGCCAGCGAACCGAACTCATGCCAACACCTTGAGCGACCGGGCATACAATGCCTGCCGATCGGCAGCACCATTCTGGCCACCGTTGATGCGCTGAGTGATCTTGTCGAACTGGCCAGCGTCAGCAAGCGTGTTCAGGCCCTTGGTTGTCCAAAACCATGCGGCTGACATGCAGGCGTACTGAGGTACCTCCAGAAGCTCAGGCTGCTTAATCAGGTCAAGGCCCAGTGCTTCGCCGCACTCCAAGTAGTTGGCCCGACCGGTGACCTGGATCAGGCCACGACCGCAATACTTTTGGCCGTCACCATCAGCCTCTGGCGTGTTGCCCAAGCGTTTGGCAAGTGAGCCGGTGTCGTACTTGCTCAGGTACTGTTCGCCTCCCAGTTCGCGCACATAACGGAACTGACCGCTTTCATGTCCGACCTGGGCGATAAAAGCTGCCTGGCGCAATGTGCCTACGATCTGATAACGCACCATTGCCGTGTTTAACACAGGAACAAAAACGCCGGCTGACTGGCCGGCGTTAGGAAAAATACGCAGCAGTTGCTGCTTTGAAATAGGCATAAGGCCTCCAGTTTTTTATAAAAACTTAATATTTAGAGCTATAACATTCGTTAGTGGCTATTTGATATTGTTCCAACTCCCAAAATTATTGCCCGGAAGCAACGTCATGAGTACATTCTCTAAGCGTGGATGGATGTGGGCGTATCGTAAGATACGTGACCTACACTGCTCTCGATCGACTGCTATCTACAGAGCGACTCTGTATGCATTTAGAGGCGATACGGGGACTTTTCCCAGTACGTTAACTCAGCGAAAAATCCACATTCGCCGCTGACGAGTGGGCTTCTCACCACCTTGAAAAAGTCCAAGATGTGTAGGTCGTCGGGTTAGAGCTGAACGATTTTCAGGGTCTTCTCAGGCTTCTTGCCTTTGACCTTGGCCTTGCCCTTCTTGCCGGCATTGCATTCAATCGTCGTCGACCAGCCGGATTGGGTGAACACCTGTTCTCGGGAGTCGACCAGATACTCACCATCGAGCCCGTCCTTGAATCCTTGGGCGTTGATCATTCGCTCGGCGAATAGGTCGGAACGCCCCGGCATTTCCAGCCGCACGCCTGCAGTCGAACGGTTGAACGCCGCCAAGCGCGCCTTAGCGGCATGTTCAGCGGCGGTCTTGTTCGGGTGGATATGCCGATCGGTATGCACCGGCGGCAGGCCGTCCGGGGCGTCGTCGTTGTTCAGATTGACCACCGCCAGTTTGCCGGTGGCCTTGTCCTGGTACTTGGTGCTGACGGCCTTATGGGTCGAGCGATCGCCCAGCCGAAAGCTGTAGCGGCTGACGTCCGTTTTGTTGATGGTCACGACGCCCAGCGTCTTGCCGCTGGCCGTGACACCGCCCTGACGCGGCATCACGATCAGCTTGCCGTCAGCGACCTTGGCCGTGCAGTCATGCAGCCGGGCCAAGCGGGTAATAAAGTTAAAGTCAGATTCACCCAACTGGTCAGCCCGAGGCACGATCGTGGCCACCGTACAGGCCGGCTCCCAGCCGTTACGCCGGGCCACGGTGCTGACGATGGTGACCAGGGTGTCGCCCTCCCAACTGCCGCTGCGCGTGGTCTTGCCGCTGCCGCGCATATCACTGGCCTTGCCGCGTATAACCAAGGTATCCGGCGGGCCTGACACCTCGACCTCATCGACAACGTAGCGACCCTCCCGGGACAAGGTCGACCCGGCATAACCCAGATAGATTTCGATACTGGCCCCCCGAGACGGCAACGTCACAGCGCTGTCACGGTCATCAATGCGCAACTCAAACTCGTCCGACTCCATCCCGGGCTTGCCTTGTGTACGCCCGGTGCCCTGAGCCAGTGTCGGCTTGTAGGTGGGCGGGTAGCTGGCCACCGCCACCAGTGCGCCGGTGGAGTCATACAGCCCGACCTCACGCACCCACCAGACGGGATCGTCTTCTTGCGCGGCAGCAACAGGCCGCCAGTCAAGTCGGTGATCATCTTGGCAAGAGCCAAAAACGTGGGCGACGGCCCGGAACCGGTCTCGACACTGGTGCCTGCGGGTTTGTTGACGATGTCGCTGGCCACTTGCGCCGCCGCTTCAAACTTCTCAATGGCAGCGCGTTGGCGGTCTGTAAGCTCGCTCATGTAACCCTCATCAGGCCCGGTAAGGCGAAGTTGGCGAAGTAATAGAGGTCGTTGGCCGACAGTTCCAGGTTGATCAGGTCGAGGTCATCCGACCACAGCTCAGGTGAGGAAATAGTCACCTCGTCACCCGAAGAAATACCGGCGCCGATGTAGTAGGTGCCGTCCGGGCTGAATGTGATGCTCAGGCCCACCAGATGCCGGCTGACCGGCTTGGTGTCGTTGATCATCCGTTCCAGTTCGGCAATGGCCGTGTCGCTCAGGCCGCTGTCGAACAGGGCCAGACTCATGGTGAACGTGCCCGGTTCGCCCATCGGCTCCAGTTCGTGCCACTCGGTGATATCCAGAATGTCCGCGAACGGCTCGACCACCCGGCGCAGCGCGCCCACGGTGCCCTTGCGCTTGTGAACTTCAAACGCATCCTTGACCACCTTGCGCTTGATCGTCTCGGACCATTCCGGGTCCCAGCGATCGACACTGCGCTGGATGGCCAGCCACGGCAGCAGCGCCGCCGGGCAGTTCTCAACCGAGTGGACTTGGCGCAGCACGTTGGCCAGCTCGACGCCCCCCGTCGAAAGCTGGGCAAGCGCCTGCTCCAGCGACACGCGATTGCTCGGCAACAGACTGGAATCACTCATCAGTGCCACCGATTACCACGCTGGCCTTGATGCAGTTGGCCGCTTGCGTATCCAGCACCACCACATCCGCCGCCGGGTGTATCAGCTCGACCCGCTGCACCCGGGACACATGCAGCGCGGCATGGATGGCCGATTTACGGATATCCCGCCCCAGACGGCGCTGCGTGTTCACATAGCGCTCCAGTGAGGCGTTGGCCTCGGCCAGACTCAGCTCCATTTCCGGGCCCGGGTACAAGTACAGCACCGCCTCAATCATGTAGTCGACCAGCTCGGCCGACCGCACCAGAAGGCGATCACCCACGGGGCGCACGTCCTCATCACTGAGCGCGACCCGCACCTTTTCCAGCAGATCGGCCGACGCCTTACCGTCGCCAAGACGGCTCAGAATGCTGACCAGCACCGTGGCCGGGCTCGGGCTGCTGGCCCGGGCATCCGCCACACGACCATCCGCCGACAGCGCATGAAACACATAAGCATCCCGGGGGCCCGCAATCGACATGCCCTCAAAGGCAAGCAACGTGCGCTCGACCAGAGAATCGTCCGACTCGTATTGCGCCTCGATCGGCGGCACTGCAGTGGGGTCAGCCTCGACCACGGTCAGGCGCTTGACGTTGTAGTTGGCCGCCAGATGGTCCACGTCGCTGCCCCGGGCAAACGCCAACAGCAACGCCTTGGCCGCGTCGTTGATCCGCGCCCTTTCCATCATCTTGTCGTAAGCGCGCTTTTCCAGCAGCTTAACCACCGGCTCAGACTCCAGCGGAGCCGACCAGTTCTTGCCCATCAAGGCGCGAAAGTCGGTCAGCGCCTCCTGATACAGCGTCTCAAAATCCAGCGGCTCCAGCACAATCGGCGCCGGCAAGCGGGACAGGTCCAGAGTACTCATACGGTCACATCCAATAGCTTGCTGTCGCCCAGAAAGGTGCCCGACAGGCGAAAGGTGATACGCCCGCTCAGCACGGACACGACTTGAACCCGGGTCAGCTCCAGACGCGGCTCCCAGCGTTTCAGGGCGCGGGCTGCTTCGGCCTGTACGGCGCTTTTCCAGCCTTCGGAAACAGGCAAGTCAACAAAGCGGCGGATCGTACTGCCGTACTCGGGACGCATCAGCCGCGAGCCCAGAGGGGTGGTCAAAATGTCTTCAATGGACTGCAGCAGGTGATCAAGGCCCGAGATAGGCTGCCCGGTGTGGCGGTCCATTCCGATCATGGGGCTACTCCGGCAAACGCTCTAAATCAGGGTGAGCATCGAGAAAGGCCTGCGCTTCAGCGTCCGACGCCTCGACGCAGTGAGCGCTGACCTGCAGCAGGCGGCCGTCGCGCATCACCAGCGTGCGGGAGATAAAAGCCCTGTCGCGGTAAGCCACCGGGGCGCTGGGCGCCTCATCGGGGCGCTGGGCGCCTCATCGGGCGGGGTTGGTTTGCTCGCCATTGTTTTCTCCAGGCAAAAAAATACCCGCGATATGCGGGTTAAGGGATAACGACCAAAAGGCTATGGTCAGAGCCGATTGCTTTCGTGCGGTTCACTCTCTCAAACGCGCAAGTCAGCCAAGCGGTTGAGCTGCGTTTTGTCTTCTACACTCTTTTTCGGCCAGCTTTTGGACAAGCCTATGAAGGCCAAATATAAAAGGGAGTAACGATGATGGTTCGCAGAATTTTGGCCGTTGCGGCATTGGTACTGTTAGCCGGTTGCGCTACCAACAGGGCAGAAGTGGATGTTTTGCCGCCCGGCAAGACTCAGACACCTGCCCCCAGCAATGGCAAGAAGGTTTATATCAGCGCAGTTGATGATCGAGTTTTTCAGATCAAACCTACCAGCTTCGACATACCTTCACTGAAGTACGACGAGATCGACGACAATTCGATTACCGAGAGGGCGATTGCTCGTAAACGCAATAACTACAATATGGCCATCGGCGACGTGCTGCTGCCCAAGGGCCGTACCGTTTCAGAGCTGGTAGGTGATGCCGTAGCCAGCGCTTATCAGCAAGCAGGCTATGAGGTGGTTAGCGCTCCTGGTGCCCCTAATGTCCGTGAAGTCAAAGTACAAATCATTGAATTCTGGTCATGGTCCATGACGGAGGGGGTGCTCGACAAAGTACTGCGCAACAAGTCGTTTCTTCAGATAAAAGCGCTTGGTATGCCTGAACACACCTTGAAAACGCTGGTCAGCGAAAAGGTGAAAGTGACCACTGATACCGACTGGAAGACCATCACCGAAGCCGGACTAGAAGCCATTACCCAGGAAACCCTGAAGCAGCTTTAAGGGGTTCCTGAGCACCACAGTTCAGTGACCGTCTATTTCAAGTACCAGCTCCTCGGTTGGTTATTGATGTATTCGGTCACTCAATGTTTGTGGTTAGCCGTGTTGCCACTGGTGTCGATGATTGCCCCGCCACCGTTGATATCCCCCGTGACGCGCAGCCCGCCGTTGACCAGCACTTCACCGTAGATCGTGACGTCACCATCGAGCGCGATCGCCCCGGACGTGACCACCACGGCATTGTCTGTGACAGTTGCCGATGAACTGCCGACCTTGATATCCACCGAGCCAGTCGTCAGGACAATGCTGTAACTGTGGGCCTGCCAGTCGTAAGTCAGCGACCCGCCATCGTCGAACAGCCAGCGCTCAACGTGATCGCGGTTATCAGGGGCAGGCCCGACATCGCCAAACAAGCCCGGCACAAAGGTGCCTTGCGACACGTCACCGCTTGGGCTGAGCAATGCGCCCTGCTCGCCCATGCTGGGCACCCGCCAGTGCTTTGCCTTGCCCGCCGCCTGACTGTGCCAGCGCACCCAGGCACTGATCCATTCGCCATCCGACACCCGACACATGGGCGGCCTGACCGTCAGATCCAGAGCAACCACATACGGTTACGCATGGCAACAGGCGCGACTGGTGCACCTCAATGCCCATCCCCTGTGCGTCTACTGCGAGCGTGATGACCGGGTGACAGCGGCCAGCGTGGTTGACCACGTCATCCCGCACCGTGGCGACATGACGCTGTTCTGGGATCGCACCAACTGGCAGTCGCTGTGCAGACCTTGCCACGACATCGTAAAAAAACGAGAGGAATCAGCAGGTTGAACGGCCTTGCGATGTCAATCTTTATTGTTCGTTGCAGTCGAAAATGTGCGGATAAGAATACTTATCAACAAGGTTATTGTAATTAATTCTCATTTGTGATTTTGAGAATAATTCTTATTTGATTTAATGAGAATATTTCTCATTTTGTGGAGGGGGGAGGGTAAAACTCCAGAGGCCTTTTGCTCCTAGACCACCCATCCCCGCACGCGCACATTTTTTCCCCTTTTCAGGAATTTTTGTTAATGGCTTTAACACCCAAGAAGCGGGCATTCGTCGACGCTTTGCGGGGCGGTGCCTCAAACAAGGACGCAGCCATCGCCGCAGGCTACGCGGCGTCCAGCGCATCGGCTGCCGGATCACGGCTAGCAAAAGACCCTTACGTCATGGCCGCAATGGCCGGGACGACCTTTAACAAAAAAGTTAACAAAATTGTTAAAGCTCCAGCAGCGCAGCAGCCGGCTGGCGAGGCGCTGCAAACTGCCGAACCCGACGACAGCCCGGGCTTCGATTTGAGCAAGGTCTTGTCCTACTCCGATCCGAAGGCCTTCCTGTTGGCAGCCATGAATGATCACGAAACCGAAAAAAAACTCCGTGTCGATGCCGCCAAAGCACTGATGCCCTTTATGCATCAGCGCAAAGGCGAGACCGGCAAAAAGACCCACCGCGAAAACGCGGCGAAGGTTGCCGGGGCAGGGCGCTTTGGCTCAAGCCCACCCCCATTGAAGGCGGTCAAGTAAATGCAATGGACGACCGCCTGCCCGGACTGGGAGCAGAAACTGCGCCTGGGGCAGTCGATTATCCCGCGACCATTGTTCCCGCAGGAGGCCGAAGCTGGTCTGGCGGTGTTGCGCGAACTGAAGATCGTCGACGCCCCAGGCAGCCCGACCATCGGTGAGTCCTGCGCCGAGTGGGTGTTCGACTTCGCCGGGGCGATCTTTGGCGCCTACGACTACACCACCGGGCGCCGGATGATCTCGGAATACATGCTGTGCATTCCGAAGAAGAACTCCAAGTCGACCATTGCCGCTGGGATCATGCTCACCGCGCTGATCCGTAATTGGCGCATGTCGGCCGAGTTCATCATCCTGGCCCCGACCAAGGAAATTGCCGACAACTCGTTCAAGCCTGCGGCCGATATGGTCAAGCATGACGAAGAGTTGCGCGACCTGATGCACGTCCAGCCGCACTTGCGCACCATCACCCATCGCGAAACCGGCGCCACGCTCAAGGTGGTGAACAGGGCAATCACCGCTGGAGTGAACAGAGCGCCAGACAGGCCAACGTGAACGGCATAGGTTTTTAGGGTTTCTGGATCGGGCAACCAGTCCAAGGTCATGGCGACCATTTCGCGAGGGTCGAACGTCTCGTGCGCGTTGGGTGGGTTTTCTCCCTTATATTCCCCTTCCCTTCCGGGGGTGAGGGCTCGTCTAGGCTCTGGCGGCTCTTCGGCGAGGGCTCGTCGAGCACTCTCCGAGTCAGCGTCGATAGTCAGTCGATATGCAGGGTGCTTGATCGTCGGTCGGTCGATCTTTTGATGCTTCCAGCCGTTGACGTGCAGGTACTCTTTACCCAACACCTCGTAGAGATCGATCAGCCCATTCGCTGACAGCTCGGCGAGCAGTTCACCGACCTTCGCCGAGGTGATGTCGTCGCCCGGGAACACCAGTGCCTTAAGGGTTTTAGCCGACATCGGGTGGTTGCCCGCGTCGTCGCAGAAATTCCACANNGCCAAAGGGCTGCATTCCATGACCTGTTCACTGGTCCAGAACTCGGGTTTGATCGTGCGGATGCGGGCCATTACACGGCCTCCTGTGCGGTGGTCGTAGCGAGTAAGGGCGCAAGGCGAGGTATCACGTCAGCGGTGTTGCGTGATGAACAAATGGTGCACATAATGGCCCCCGAAATATGTTGTGAAGAAGCCGGTCTAGCCACCGGCTTTTTTTTGCCTGCGATTTGGTAACTGGATGGATTAACAGCTAATCCGAGGTGCTGTTGGGTGAGTTAGGAAGGATTGATAATTGCCAGGCACGCAAAGCTGGCCGTCTTGATTTCTCAGACGGCGACAGCTTCAGGTGATTGGTTTTTTGCTGGATTCTGCGAAGGAAATGAACGCACCTCCTCCGCCGTATACGAACCATCCGCATGCTTGGTGACGTATACGTCCCGACCACGGCGTATGGCTTTGCTGAGCGCACCTTGAGTCATTTTGAGTAAGGCTGCCGCCTCACATTGCCCAAACTCCTGAGCAAAATGAGTGATGTGGGTTCTCTTCACAGGAGTTCTCTCCATGGTTTTCATGGCGAGATATTACCTATGGCATTTTTAAATGTAAATGCCAATGGCATTTGATGCTTTATTACCGATGGGAATAGGATTCGGCCATGAGCAAAAAGCCGCTACCCCCCGAAAAGAAAGAAGAGTGCCAGCGACTCAAGGCCATCTTTAACGCGAAGAAAAATGAGCTTGGTTTAACCCAGGAGAAGCTTGCTCATGCTTTGGAAATGAACCAGAGCTCCGTAAGCCATTACCTGAACGGTATTAACCCGCTCAATGCTGCAGTGGCCGCGAGCTTTGCGAAAATTCTCGGCGTCGATGTTTCTGCATTCAGTGAGCGACTCGCCGAAGAAATGACCAAAATCGCCCAGGCTATCGGCCCGCAGACTGTCAAAGAAGACAACGTAATCACTGTCGACTTCACCAGAAAGCCCGACAGCGAGGGATACGTGACCATCCCCCGTCTGGATGTCTCCGCATCCATGGGCCGAGGCATAGCAGCGCCAGACGGACACATTGATGTGATCCGTGACATTACGGTGCATTTGGACTGGCTCGCACGCCGGGGCGTCCATTATTCAAAACTCGAGAATCTGGCAATCATTACTGGCGACGGCGACAGCATGGAAGGCACTTTCAGCGATGGTGCGTCCCTTCTGATTGATCGCGGCATTACTGAAATCAAAACAGATGCCATTTATGTTTTCACCCTCGACGGCGACCTGTTTATCAAGCGTTTGCAGCGAATCACCGGCAAATCCCTGTCGATGATTTCTGACAATCCGATCTATCGCCCGATTGATCTACATGGCGAACAACTGGAACGCATGCACGTCCACGCCCGCGTCCTCTTGGCCTGGGATGTGAAGAAGCTCTAACAAAGAATCTGCAGGATGGACCCTTGGATGACCCAGATTGAATCACTTGAGGCAAACCGACTAATTCAGCGATCCCATGCAGAGCCGGCAAGGTCAAACCTCAGCTGGCACGAGACTTGGTTAGGCCAAGATTCTGGACTGATAAAAAACTGGGAAGTTGGCCGAAAGCTTGCCATCCAGAACCCCGACTTGGCCTCGCGAACGCTGGCTGGAGAGCTCCCTCCCCTGAACTGGAAAGGTGGGAGCGATCGCACTCTGGTTAAGCGCGAAAAATTCGGCTCCTTGCGCTATCTGGCCCAATGGCAGGGACTGCGCGGGGAAGATCTGAGCATTGCCTTGGATTCAGAAGTAACTATCAAATGTGTAAAAACGCAGATGATCGTGACCTTCACTCCGGACATTCGCAAAATCCTGAATGAGTCCGAAACTAACAACATTGAAGAAGGAGCTTTAAATGGTGGACCTGCATCAGGAGTTTCAGAAAAGTCGCTTTTTCCATGAAGACCGCATTGATAGGCGCTCTGCTGACGCCCTTGTAGGCTTGGCAGCCGGCATTGTTTCGGACGGTGTCGTCACCTTGAAAGAAGCTATTTTTCTTGAAGAATGGATCGCCAAAAATCTTCTGCATCTAGAAGATCCTGTCGTCAATATCCTCTATCGCCGTCTATCAAACATGCTTTCCGATGGGGTCTTGGATGCTGAGGAGTCGAGAGAACTTTTGGCAATGCTGCAAAATTTCTCAGACCTGAGCCTGGGCCAAGGTAAAGCCGAGAGCAAAACCACCGAAACCAGTTTTACCGCCCCGAACGACCTCCCCTTCAACATGCCAATTCCAGAAATAATCTGGCAAGAACGCCTGTTCGTCTTCACGGGTGTTATGGCCTATGGGCCGCGCAAGGACTGCCAGGCGCTGATTGAGGAGCGCGGCGGACTGATCGGGGGCGGGATCAATAAGAAGACCCACTACCTGGTGGTAGGTAGTGTCGGGAACGATCAGTGGCGCCATAGCAGCTATGGCTTAAAGATCATGAGAGCCGTTGAGTTGCGCGAATCGGGAAGCCCGGTAGCCATCATTGGTGAGCATGCCTGGCAAGAAGCTCTTTTCGGACAATCTGCTCCCATCTAACGTCAGGAGCTGCACCTGAAAGCTCTCATCTGCCCCAGATAGAAACCCGCCAAGCGCGGGTTTTTTCATGACTATTGAAAATATTATTACCATTGGCATTTACAATTAATATTGCCATTGGTATTGTTAGCGCCATCGCCGGATCACACCGGCAACAAGCCGGAGACTCACCGGCTACCACGGCCAGGGGGAATCCTGACCCCAGCCCCCTCACGGGGATCGACTGGCTCAGTAATGAGAGCTCTTTTAAGAACGGACACTTTCACTGCTGCACCTGGTTTGCCGGGTGCATCGGGAAAATAACCGAGTAGACATCATGGAATCGACAATCGTAAACGGTGCATGGAAAGGCCACCTCGGCCGAGGCCTTGCGCCGCGGGAACTGCAATTCGTTCTGTCAGTTGCCCAGGGACTGACAGCCAAAGAGATTGCCAGAGCGTTCGACATTGCGCCGGGCACCGTGGTCAAGCGACTGGCCTGCGCGATGTACAAGCTTGGCGTTCACCGCCAGGGCGCGATGGTCGCCGAAGCGATGCGCCGGCAGATCATCACCCCGCTCTGCCTGCTACTGGCCGGGCTGATCGCAATGCACGCCGCTACTGACAGCGAAATGTCGCGCCGAGACCGCCGACCTTCAGAACGCCGCTTCGCCGAGATGCGCCTGGTGCGACGCGCCGAAGCGCTCGAACTGACCGTATAACCCGAATCAACCAGCGCCACGACAGCCTGTCGCTAACTGCCCGAGCCCCTGGTACTCCCCAGCACCAGGTCGTATCGGTCTGATCTTCGGCATATTCCAGCCAGAGTACAGACCGATGCGGACGCCAACCCAGCAGACGCTGGACACCTGCATCACCCCTGCCCTGCTGACGACTAACACGGAGGATTCAGGCATGCATAAGTAGACAAAGACGGGCACGCCCGCACAGCCAGGCTCTTACATACGGTGGCGTTTTAAGAGTGCAGCACAGCCCGGTTTCGACTGGGCTTATTAATACCTGCGTTTATCCGTCAGCACTCCATTGCGCGCCCATCGGCAAACAGCGCGACGCCTGAGTGCTGACGAATAACCGTAACCCAAGTCGAGGATCGACCATGCACCCATCAATCGCCCAGCGCATCACCGTTCTCGACGGGTTGCGCGCACGTGCCCACCAGGCCACGGCCGAGTTCTACCAAAAGCCCGGTGTACAACCGCCACCACTGGCACCGCTGATAATCGTGCGGCCGAGCGGCAACAACACCTTTTCGCTGATCAATCGCGCTACTGGCGTGGTCGTAGCCGAGCGCTTCGGCCACAACAACGCCACAAACCACGCCCGGGAGCTGGAAGCAAAAGCGGCGCAGTTCGGTATCAAGAATTTCAGGCAGCTACTGCGAAAGTGGGCATTTCGCATCAGCGCAATACTGGCAGTGTTTGCCTTCTTCGGCAGTCATCTGTGAGGCGCATCAACGCCTCAGTGCAGCGCCGCCTCCGCCAGATCCAACACCACTTACCGCCCAGCGGGCTTGAAGAGACAGTTCATGGCCAAATCTGCAACCGAGCGCAAACGCGAACAGCGGGTGCGGGACAAACTGAGCGCGAAGGAAAAAGAAGCGCTCCTGTTGTCACGCAAGATTGTCACGGCCCTGTATCACAGCGATGACGCCGCGCTGAAACGAACCATGGCGCGCACCGGGATCGATGAGGAACAGGATCTGATATCGCGCTTGATTCGCGGCGCCGACCGCATGACGGATCATCACCTGGCAGAGTTTATCCGCCTTCTATGATTATCATGCCTGTAAGTCACTAGCGATAAAAAACTTCGACTCAACCAGAAGCCGACGGCATCAGTTAGCGATGCCGCCAATAAAGAGTTAGCAATATTTAGTTAACTAAAGGGTCAGTTTTTTCAGATCCATGAGAATTAGAGTTCCGTATACGACTCTTTAGACCTCGAGGATGATAGAGCTCAACAGCTTCTGACGCTGCAGCCTCATCAAGCCCCATCTTAATCAGATGTTTAATGCATGTTTCAATAGAACGCCCTTTTAACCCTAAATCAGTAACCATTGCGCCAATATCGGTCAACTTCATATCTTTGCCATGTGACACAAATCGATCAATAGAGTCAAATCCTTCAAGGCGGCTTTCGAGGTCACGAACCCTGTTTGTAACTATACGCGTATTTGCAAGAATCTCATTTAAGATACTCTCACCAGAACGAGGCTCCGGTGCTTCTTCAGGAACACTTTCCGAGAGAGCTCGAGCGAAGTCGACTTCAAATTTAGGCCAATAAGTTTCAAAGACCTGTTTCAAGATCCTTTCATCCAATCTGTTAGCCTCTAAGCACGCATTCAAAGAGCTGGCTAACCCCCACATTGAAGCCCTTTGGGGTAACGTATGATTGAATTGAGCTAGAGGATCCTCAACATCTGATGCAACAAGGTCAATCAAAAGAGTACAAACACGATTTGTACTAAGCCCTTTTGCTAGCGCGCCTGTTTCAAACAAAATCCATGGCTTATTTTTATTCTCTTGAGTAAGACAAACAATACCTGCAGCCGTATCTTTAAGCTGGTCCGATATTTCGGAGAACCAAATAGCTCCTTTATCGATATCCCTAGTTGATATCCAAGGCTTAGATGCCTGCAATACACACTTTATCCAATCATTCATGACCTCAGCCACGAGCCGGCTACGTTCACCAGACCAACTAATAAAAACCTTCAAGGATCAGCCCCATGCGCCATTATTTTAAGTTCCGCAATGTCGCATAGCCATCACACAAAATCCAATTTATATATCTTGTCGCATCCGATCACGGAGGGCGACACCATCCAGAGGTAAGCCCATGCCAATTCGCCACAGCATCATCCACCAGATCGATAAGAAACCAGACGGCACACCAGCCGTGCTGCACGTCAGCGGCACCGAGCTGACCAAATCTCAGGTCACCGAAAATCTGCTGCAAGACCTGAACGTCGCCTACAACGCCAAGACCGGCAAGGCATGGGGCTTCTTCCATGCTCACTCTGGCGCCTTTCCATTCAGCGGCTGGCTGCAGACCTACATCGATGGCGGCGAATTTATTGAGTTCAGCCACACCGCTGTCGAGCACCTACAAAAGCTCATGGAAGAATCAAACCTGAGTGTTGGCGGGCATGTGCTGCTGGCCCACTATCAGCAAAGTCTGACCGACTACCTGATGGTTGCCCTGCTCCAGCACAGTGAAGGGGTTACTGTGAATGCTGACCTCAGCGTCACTCCTTCCAAGCATTTAGACTTCGGCAGCCTCAACCTGGCAGCTCGGATCAATATCTCAGAATGGCGCAGCAACCCGAAGTCGCGGCAGTACATTTCATACCTGAAAGGCTCGAAGGGTCGTAAAGCAACCGACTATTTCCGCGACGTCATCGGCTGTCTGGAAGGTGTAGACGGGCCGGGCGAAACACGCACGCTGCTCAAGGCGTTTAGTGACTTTGTCACTTCCGAGGATCTGCACGAAGACAGTGTCCGCGAGAAAACCAACACCCTGGTTAGTTATTCAATGGCCCAGGTCAAGATTGGCGAGCCGATGAGCCTCAACGAACTGTCGGGACTGATTGACGAAGAGCAGCCGAAAGCCTTCTATGATTTCATCCGCAACAATCACTACGCGCTATCTCAGGAAATCCCAGCCGACAAGCGCACCTTCAACCAGTTCCGACGCTTCACTGGACGCACCAATGGACTGTCGATTAGCTTCGAGTCTCACATGCTCGGTTCGACAGTTAAGTATGATGCAGAGACCGGCAGCCTATTGTTACGAGGCCTGCCGGCTCAGCTAAGGGATCAGCTCAAGCAGGTTTCAGCTTGAATTAAGCTGAAATGATCAAAAAGTCATGATCCACAAACGTGGTGTGTGCTTTTCGAATAGAAAGCCTTCTTGTATCTGCTCATGACATAGGCTAGCGAAAATACGAAATAACTGATTTAAATTCATCCTGCTAAATTATTGACATATTTTGGAGGAAGCAACGCTATTTCCCCCCACTTCAAATCATTTAAAGCAAGGCCAATACCACTTTGCCTTACTCTTCCATATGCGATCACAGTTCTACCTACAGCAGACTTGTCGATACCATGATTATCACCATCAGACACTGTAATTTTCAGGCTGAAATCTTTATACCCCAAAACAGATGAGAACTTTAAAAATACGAACCTCACATTCCATGGATTTGACCCAGCATCATTGACGTGAGTAATAACACCATAAATAAGAATCGGATCCGTAGTCACATCAGTTTTTGGAGTGAGTGGCTTCAAAGCGTCCATCAAAAGCTGGGCATGCTGCGCACCTGGAAGATAATAATATTTGTACAAGTTATCACTAAACTTTCGGCAAAATCCTGCTACAGATGTCACAACACTTGGCAAATTAAATTTCTTACCTCGATATCTGTTAATTGGAACATCTGACACCTCGCCATCCGGATCTTCAACCTTAGTTTGATCGTACACACCGGACTTAATATCTGGTGACTCAGGACGGCTTTGCATGAATCCTTTGACAATAACAAGAGCGCCATCAACAACAGCCTGACTAGCTTCCTCCTCAGTCGAATAATACTTGCCTACTGCAGGCTTCGCTCTAAGGCTGCACTCAGTTTTAACCCCTCGCTTATGAGCAAAAAAAGCACTTCGCCCCCTCTTATTTGCATCCTCATCTTCAGGAGACCTAAATAAAGGACAACAACATTCAGGACAGAAAATACTCCCTTTCATTTCTACATCGTATTCGGAAACCAAGACAGGCACTCCTGACTGTCGGAGCACTGTTTGACTGCCTTCCGGGTAGCTCCATCCTTGCAGCAGGCGAGCATGCTTGATTCGATTGCTTGCACCGTTTTGTGTATTTTTGATGCTATCGTCAGCCATGACATTCCCGTAATTGTAAGTACTTTACGTCAATAGAACACCATCCGGAATCAAATTGCCACCACATCAGGTTGTACGCTCTACCTAAATGACACGCTCTGACTGGATATATTCCATAAACGAAGCAACCGAAAAGGAACCTTGCCCGATTTTGCTCCCCTAATGGATACAGCCAGAGGACAAGCATCATAGGAAATCTGCGGCAACTACCTCCCAACCTGTCCAAACTATAACAACGCAAATAATGTCGATGTGCTAGCGGAGGCCGGACCAATTTAGAGTGCTCACATAGCTAATACCCAGCCTCGTCAGCATGAGCGGCAAAAAGAGCCGGGCGCAGCAGCCGTTGCTTCAACATAGTCGACCTGGTCGCAGGTACAGACTGCGAGAACACTTGCACTGCAGCCCACGCTCTATGTGAGCTAGCTGATTAGCTTGGGCCTCAAATAATTTTCAACGTGCCACAGAGCGGAATCAAGTTCGGATTTAAACTTGTCATCATCATCAAACGGGGACGAATATAAAACATCTCTTCGCCCTTTCATAATTTTCAAATATGACTGAACCCGACCGGCTGATTCATCAGGATTGATGGTAACCAGATAGGCACTCACATAAAGCCACAACTCGTGCTGAAGTTTAAAAACCTGATCGAAACGCGATTTTACTTCGCCATCCCACAATGCTTCGCTCTCCAGCAAAGAGGTGCCAAGCCGTGCGCGGACTTCATCGATCGGGAGAAATCTATTCTGATAAGCCCGAACTGTATTTCTATAACTAACTTGTAAAAAGTTCAGGTTATGAGGCTCATCCTCGACGGCCCCCTCGCTCCCCAACATCACCGGATTCCGGACGTGACCAATACAATCACGAAGCCTATACAGATCTATCAGCAAACGCCTAGAAAGGTCGTGATCTGACGTTCCCTTATTCTGTTCGCGCCATGTCGCCAAGCCTGAAAAACCTACCCATGCAGCTAGACCTACACCTATTGCAGTAACAATCGTGCCTAGCATGCTGAAGAAATCTTTGGTAAGAGTCCAATCCGCATCCGTAATCGCAAAGCAAATAGACATCTAAGCCCCCTATCTAATTAGAAAAAGAACTATAAGTCGCAAGGTATACCTATGCCCAATCTATTCTTTAACTTAATCGCCAAATTACTCATCACCCGCGCCAAACAGACTATTAGCGCTATTAGCGCCCGACACAGTCAAAAACTCACTGCCATTTTTAGCGGCCGCAATGCCCTACAGGCGCAGAGGTAATTTATGGCAAACGCAACAGCCGCAAAGGTCGGACAGCACCTGCCGCGCATTCTTCGCGCCGGCGAAGCACCTGGTTACCTCGGCATGTGCCGCGGTGAATTCGACAAAACAGTCAGGCCCAACGTTCGGGAATTCCGCATCGGTATCCAGGGTGTCGGCTTTGATCGGATCGAGCTCGATGAGTGGGTAGATGCGTACATCGCAAGCAGGCTGATTGAAAAAGCAGTCAATCAGGACAACAATCGGCCTCGCAGCGAGCGCCAAGGCAAAGATAACGGAGCTACGCCATGGCCCAAAAAGCAATCACCGGCCTCCAGAAAATGCCGAGCGGCATCTGGAAAATCGACAAAAAATACAGAGGAGAACGAATTCAAGAGAGTACTGGCACTTGTGACCGCCAAGAAGCCGAGCAGTACCTGATCCACTTGCTGGAAAAGCTTCGGCAGGAAAAGGTCTACGGTGTCAAAAAGGTTAGGACGTGGCGAGAAGCGGCTACCCGCTTCTTGCTGGAGGTGAAGGATCAAGCGTCAATCCATATATCTGCAACCTATATGGCTCAGCTTGATCCGTTCATTGGAGACATGCCGATCACGCACATCGATGACGACTCGCTGGCACCGTACATTCATTCCAAGCTGCACCCTGCCGAGGGCAGGCCTGTAACGAATCGCACGGTCAATATTGCCCTTCAGAGGGCAATCAGGGTTCTCAATTTGTGTTCGCGCAAATGGCGTGATGATGAGCGCAGACCATGGCTCGATGTTGTGCCGATGATCTCGCTCCTGGATGAGAAGACGAACTGCCGCAAGCCCTACCCGCTTTCTTGGGATGAGCAGTCGATCTTGTTCGCTGAGCTGCCGCCACACCTGCAGACCATGGCCATGTTCAAGGTCAATACGGGTTGTCGGGAGCAAGAGGTTTGCAAGCTTCAATGGGATTGGGAAATCGCGGTACCGGAGTTGGATACCACGGTGTTTTTGATTCCGGCCGGGTTCGGCGGACGGAGCGCAAGGTCTGGTGTGAAGAACCGGGACGAGCGCCTGGTGATTCTCAACACGGTAGCCAAGTCAGTCATTGAGAAGCAACGAGGCCAACACAAGCTGTACGTCTTCCCTTTCGGCAAGCCAGACGGCGACGGAGACGAAACGATGGTTCACCGCATGAACGACTCAGCCTGGAAGAAGGCCAGGGTCAGAGCGGCGAAGAAGTGGCAGGAGAAGTATTTGCGGCCGGCACATGATGGTTTCGCCCGGATCCGCATTCACGACCTGAAGCACACCTTTGGCAGAAGGCTGCGTGCAGCAGGCGTGACTGAGGAGGATCGCAAGGCATTGCTCGGCCATAAGAACGGCAGCATCACCAGTCACTACTCAGCGGCAGAGCTGGACCAGCTGATTGAGGCTGCAAACAAGGTATCAGTAACCGACTCACGCGCACCAGCGCTGACGATCCTGAAGAGGAGGCAGGGATAGCAGGAAAACCCAAGGTCACTCGAAAAGTCACTAGGGTAGAAATGAAAAAGCCACCAAAAAGGTGGCTAAGTCATTGAATAATATGGTCGGGACGGAGTGATTCGAACACTCGACCCCTAGCACCCCATGCTTGCATAGCTCCTAAAAGCCTAATGAAATCAGGGCTTTGCATCTAGCGCTCGCTGCAACGACGCCCCACGATGCTCTACCATGATGAGCCATTCCCCGAATTTCCCCCGACGCATAACTCTCCCCTGCCCCGGCGTCCTGCCAAAGTTCACCTACCCCTTTTTAAGAAAAAAGAAACATCGTCGGGATCAATAGAATGATCCAGGAATAGCCCGACGCCGTCAGCCTCCTCCCACTCAACCAATCCCCAAAGCCTGGCTGCGTCAGCAAGCTCGAGCATTTCAGATAGCTCATCACTGCGCACTTGATGCCGCTCATAAGCCAGCATCGCCAGATCCACAAGCTTGCGCCAATGACTCTCAGGGTCGGTGACCAAGTCAAAGCGCTGTTTGCTTGCAGCATGCCATTCTGCAAGCGGGTCTTCTACGCAAGGTGTCATTGCAAATAACTGTATTAATGAACAGTACTTGTACCAGTTCCGAGCGTATGGATAAAGCGCCGCCCGGCCGGAAAGACAGCTGACCTCATCCTGATGATCGACCACACGCAAGATTGCCTTGCACCAACTTGTCCAGAGAAACACGTATCATCCACACTGATGCCTCAACTGCCTCCCCCAATTTTGTCGGATCGTAAGGAGCTGATCATGAAGAAATATGAGCTTGTATCCCAAGAGGATGAGTGGGGCTGCGGCGCAGCGTGCGTCGCCTCTCTTTTGGGGATTACTTATCGGAAGGCAAAGAAGCTTGTAGAGGAAGTTAAAGAAGCCTCTATCAACGAAGACGTCCCTAGACCTGGTCCGGGGCCAGGACTTGAGCTTCATCACATTGCAATTGCTCTCTATAAATCTGGCGTGAAAGTAATCGCTGATTGGTACCCAGATATGAGCACAATTCCCGTTGGAACAATTGCGTGTATCGGAAATAAGACAAACTACAAAGACGAGCACTACATCCTGATGACGCCTGAGGGATGGATGGATCCGTGGTACAACCTTGATAAAGGCAATATGTCGGCCGACTACCGCAAGAGTTTTCCGAAGGGTACTAAGCTGCTTGTAGCGCTAATTCCGGTGAATGCGCTCGCCTAAAATTTTACTCAATCAAACGGACATAGCTTTGGCACGCCCGCAACGCGATCAGTCCTTGGTCGCCGTCGCTGGTGATTCCGATAATTCGTTGAGCATGCGCTGGGTCAAGTTGGGCTCGCGCGGCTCCATGAACCACGCCGCCGGCGCCGGTGGTGGCTTGCACTGCGTCACAACCAGCTTCTGCGGCCGTGTCGAGCTGGACTGACAACCGCAGGTCAGCAGTAGCAAGGCGATCACGCAGGCGTGTCTGTTTGGTTCTCTCATCGGTCAGGGCTCGGTAATGGGATTGGTCGCTGGCTGCCAGCCACTGCTCCAGGGCGAAGCGCTTGCCCTGCTCCACCAGGATTTGCGCGGAGTTGGCATTGGCCAGATGGGTGAGCGCGGTTAGATGTGTCGCTTCCTTGGCGGCCAGTTGCTGGCCGTAGGCGTTGACCTGCCACGCCCATGCGACCCACGCGCTGCCAGCCATCAGGGCCAGGATGATCAGCAATACCCCGCCCCACTTCACCGCATCGATCTTCACGCCAACACCTTGAGCGCCCGGGCGTACAGCGCCTGCCGATCAGCCGCACCGTTCTGGCCGCCGTTAATGCGTCGAGTAGTGGTGTCGAACTTACCCGCATCGGCCAGAGTGTTTAGAGCTCGACTCGCCCAGAACCATGCCGCCGACATGCATGCGTGCTGCGGCTTCTCCAGCAGCTCAGGGTGATTGATCAGATCGAGGGCCAGCGCTTCGCCGCACTCGGCGTAGTTGGCCCGGCCAGTGATCTGGATCAGGCCGCGCCCGCGATACTTGGAGCCGTCACCAGTTGCTGTATTGCCCAGGTCTGCCCTGCCCTCGTATTTGGCCTGGACTTTGGTTGGTCCCCAGATTTCTTTGACGTACCTGAGCTGGCCAGACTCATGCCCTATCTGGGCAATGAAGGCTGCCACCCGTTTCGTGCCAACGATCTGATAGTGGTTCATCGCGGTGTTTAGTGCGGACACAAAAACGCCGGCTGATTGGCCGGCGTTAGGTAGGATCTGTAGCAATTGCTGCGCGGAAATGGGCATGAGTTTTCTCCAGGCGAAAAACACCCGATTGAAGGCTAGGTCTTGGGCTGAGACTAATTAAGGAATGATCAAATGTTCGCTACAGGTATCACTTAAGAACTTGGCGTTAGGCGCGAAATTCCTTGATGAAACGCTCTCAGATGACGATATTTCGGCGGGCACAGTACCCTTTCAGCCAGGCATACAGCGTCGCCAGTTCGGCGTCTGTCAGATTCCTGCTGAAACCAAGGACTGCGTAGACTTCTGATTTACCTGAATACCCTGTGGAATATGCCCCCCCAACTCGAATGGCTGAGCCGAGGGATGGCGTCCCCGGGTTTACCGCTGTCCCAACTTCGCCTTTCGTCAAATTGTTGAGCTTAACTGTAGGATTAGCCCCCGTATTGTTTCGCAGAGACATGCACACCGGAATAGCAGGAACCAGCACTGTAGGTAATGGTGCGCCTGGGCCGCCGATATCTGTTCCGCGAAAACCATTAACTTTCAGATCGGGAGCACTCCACGCAATTGCCACCTTCCGCGTCGGGCCACCGCCACCTGGCGTAATAAGGTTTCCTGCAATAATAACGTCAGACACTTCAAGCGGCTTGAAAGCGATAAGAAGTGTCAATTCGTTGGTGTCAGCCATTGTAGTTTGTATCATATTCAGCCCCCCCTGAAGGGAGACACTGTTGGCGTTGACGCTAGGCGCTCCAATGGCTGAGGCGTTGGCTTTCCCATTGGCAAAATTGCGCAGTGAACTTTCAAGAGTCCCGCCAAAAAAGTGAGCAATCTCTAAGCCTTCGGTAGAGATCGGGCACCCGCCCCAGCCCAGCGCCTTGTCACGGAACGAGCCAGTGTTGTCTTTAATTACTACGGTCATGGGTGTAACTCCCTAAGCCTGCTCTAGGCCGTCAACAACATTGTTAAATATTTGCAGGTGCCCGGAATCATTGGGATGCAAGCCATCTGCTAAGAACACTTGACCCGCCAGTTTTTGCTGAAGTGTGGCGCGATAGTTATCGACGTAACCACAGTCAAAGTCAGATGAGACCTGGGCAATCATTCGCGTCACATCGGCTTGTGAATACTTGGCCGTAACCATTGATGGGTAATCTAATTCGGCATAGTTTGCGGCCATTAACACCAAACTTTTGCCGCGCGCGTTAATGATGTAATCAGAAATTGCCACCAAGTTTCGCTTAGTCCTAACGGGGTCATTCGGCTCCGTGGTTAAGGCGCGGTCATTGGTCCCGAGCTGGACAAACACATGGGTATCGTCATCCGCCACCGAGGCCGACAGCCGGCCGGCAGTCGGCAGCCACTCCAGGGTGTTGGTCCCGATGAGGCCGTCATTGGCCACGCGGATTTTCCGGGTGCGCTGGATGGCTTCAAACGCCACCGTGCCCGTGCAGCGCAGCTCCACCGCGTGACGGCCAAAGGGCAACGCGATAGTGACGGTTTTGCCATAGGTGGTAGTGGCGTTGGTGGCAATGACCGTGCGGTTAACCACCCCATCCACCAGCACCGCGAAGCTGCCGGAAGCTGGAGACTCTCGGTACATCAGGGTGAAACCGGTGCCCACCGTCTCGAAACACAGCGCGTAGGCATCTGGCACCACACACAACGCCTTCAAGGCCGCTCTAGCATCGACGCTGACGGCCTTTCCGGCGACTTCACTCGTGGCGACGTTGATCACTGACACTTTCGCCGAGGTAGTTACATCAATGGCGTGCGGCGCTTCATATAACGCTACCCCGGGCGCGGGACTGCTCATTACTCCGGACGAATAACGGACTCCAAGGTACTGGTGCAGCAGGTTCGCCCAGCTTGGCGAGGTGAGGTTATTTCGGGTATCGGTCAGCGCATGGTTTCGGGGATCTAAAGGTCCGCCACCAATAACGGTCATGCCCCAGGTGATCGAGTCACCGACCAATCGGATCAAGACATCTTCCAGTTCATTAGACAGTGACGCGCGCAACCCCGCGAGCACCGACACGCTTTTGGTCTGGGCCACCGCCTGCGCCACAGGGTCGAGCGAATAGTGGAAGCCATCCAGGTCAATGACTATGACATCGGAACTGACGTTGGGCAGATCCAGATTTTGCAGCGCAAGCAACTGGGTCTCAAATCCATTGGGGCCTATCTCGAACCCTATGGTTCTCAGCAGGCCGTCTTCTTGCAACTGAAGCACCTCAAAGCCATCCGCGTCCGCTGCAGAAGCGGTTATGGCTGACGAGCCGTTAGATTGAGAGATCTGACCTAGTACATTGTCGACAGCAACCGCGCTCGGATAACGCTTAACCTCCTGAGCTGCTCCACCGACATTTTCGTACTCAATGATATATTCCGCGGTGTTTGGCGACATCACCGTAAAAGACTGGCCAGACACCGTCTCCCTCAGACCTTCAGCAATATCTGCCTTGCGGCCTACGTTAAGATTAAACGTATCGCGAGCTGCTTCAGCATCAGCTCGGGCAAGGTTTGCTCTGTTAGCTTCGCCTTTAGACCTTTCAGCTTGTTGCTCAGAGCGCACGGCCGCATCAATTGCAGGAATAGCCAGGGCTGCATCCTCGATCCATTTCAGGCTTTTGCGCGATCTCCCCAGTCGGTCGTCATATTCGTAGTCATCGCCATTGGCAAATTTGTCGAGGTTCTCTGCGTTATCGCTCAAGTCTTTTGCCGCAGTTGATCCAACTGGGTTACCGGTGTTGTTGGCCATTCGATTTTTCTCGCAGACACGCCTTCGGCACTGCTATCAAGGCAGCGTTAAGGTCATGAGTGTTGATTGTTCCGGCGAGTTGCCGGCGGATATGCGTGAGGGTTTTGAGCTGCGCAGCTATTCGGTCTGTTCAGGCCACTTCTGATTCATGGCTCGGTCGAAGATGTCCGCATCAATGATGTAGTCCGGTATTTCCACCACCAAATCCTTATCAACGAGCGGCCGCTTGAGGAGCCGGAGCTGCGCGGAAAACCGCCAGTCATCCACACCAACCAGCACCGGGCCATCGTAGATATCGACGAACTCAGCCTTGTAGCTATCAAAGCCAAGTGGAGTTTTTAGCGGGCAATTGAATGGCAGCGAGCCAGAGAGCAACACGTACTCAAACCACCCCTCGAACAGCCGGGCTTCAACCTCAGTGAACAACCAGGTGACTGTCGCCACGGTCGGAACCGAGGTGAACCGTCGACGTTGCCGGGTTCGCCCGCTCTGAAATTCGGAGCGGGCCAGCGGGCTTACTGCCTGAAAGCCATAACCGTCACGCTGCGGCTCGGGCAGATCTTCGGGATATGCAATCATTTACTGCCTCTTTATGCCGCTGGTTGGTTCATGTCGGTGCGCTGTTGTCGTATTGATAAACCCGGGCGTCATAGGGCATGCCTTCCACTGTTACGTTTCCGCTGTTTGACGGGTTCACAACAGTGACCAGAGTGGGATAGTTCCAGCGATTGAGCGGACCGAACAACAGGTGTGGCGGTTCAATCCCCCAAATGATCTCTGGATCAAAGTCCAGGCTCTGCACGCTGACGCGGCACTCATCTATGAAAGTCGCGGGCCATGGACCAGACAGCGAGCCGTCGAGCCTGCGCAGCGCGATCATATGCGCGCCGCCGGCCGACCAGTCGAAGGGTTCAGAGCTCTCCAGGACAATCCCTCCGGGAGTGCCGGTGGCACTCTCAAGTAATGAGCTCTGTCCGTACCCCGGCACATCGTCGGCTACTGCCGCATAGCTCAGGTAGCTGGAGTTGAGCGCGTCATACTCGGTTTCCCAGCGATAAGTGTCGTTGCGGTACTTCTGGTGACCACGGCGGCGCATGCCGATGCGCCAGGCGCGGGTGCGATCGGCGATGCCCGGCACCTTGACCTTCTCGACCTTGTTGCCAAGGTCACCCGGCCAGCGGCATTCGACGGTTTCCCATGCCCAGGTGATCGAGCTGAAGTACTCGACATCAACACCGTCAAAATCGTCGCTCGATGGGAACACCAGTTGGCGTTTGAGGCCTTTGGTCATGTTCTGCGGCGTGTACATGTGCTCGAACTGCGTGCGCGGCTCGTCGCGCACCGGCAGCAGCAGCCCGCGGTTGATGGTCAGTTCTGAGAACCCGGCGGCCAGCGCGTCGTTCATCGCGTCTTTGACCGTACTGGCGTCATCAATCGTCATGTCAAAGGTGTCGCCGCGTGCGCGGTACACATCATGAAGTCGGTCCAGCTCGACCAGATCCAGATCGGCATCGGTGTAGCCGGCCGACTTTGCGATGTAGAGGAACCACGGCACGATATCCCGCGTCGGTGTCTCCACTGCCCAGGCACCGCCCGAGCGCACCGGCAGTACACGTGTTGCCTCGACACTGACCAGGCTTTCAGATTGCGCCGAGAGCCGGTCGCCGTTGCGCACGCGCACCGCGATAACGGTCATGTCGTTGTAGCGCGTCGGCGCGCCCATCATCTTGCCGCGCAGGCCGTACCACATGACGTCATCCATCACTTCGCCCGAGTTGACCCCGCCCGCCTTGGGCATGCGCTTGATGCGGCACTCAGGGCGCATGGGATAGGGCAAGGTCTGGCGATAAGTGAAGCCCTGGGCATCCATCGAGTTGCCGGTGACGGACTTGGGCAGCACCGTCCAGGCGCCTGACGTGGCCATGTCCCGATACTCAAACTGATGACCGGACGAAACGGCGTACTGATCGCCCTTTTTGCCGTTGCCGATCAGGCCGCCGGTGAAAAACACGTCCCACTCGATTTCGGTGACCAGCTCACCTTCAGGGCACGCGGCGAACGAGCCCCGATAGCCACCCTCAAGGTTTGACGAGTCCAGTTCAATGCGGCCGTGAATCGTCTCCTGCAGGCTGAACCCGGGCCAGTCTTCGTCGATATCGCCGCTGGACGTCAGGCGCTCCACTGTGAGAGTGCCAACGCCGGTGGTAATGATCCGATAGCGCAACCCACGCGGCCCGATGGTGGCCAGGCCCTCCCCCATTGCCAGGCCATTGACCGGCTGGCCGCTGTCGTAGTTGAGGGTCATCTCTGCGCGGCGCTCTGGGGTGCCGCTGCTGGGCGCTGCGCCCCTCACGCTGACCGGACTTGAGCCGAGCACGCTTGAGCCGCCTGACGCAGCCAGGGCCAGCCCGGTGAACGGCGAAAGCTCTGTGATCCGCAGTCGCCCGAATGAGGCGCTGGCAATAAACGGCGCCGATCCTTTTGCCGCATTGAAGGCCGCGACCAGCCCCGCCAAGCCCGTCACATCACTGGCCAGCTCGACCGAATACGGCGTGGTGCCGAGGCGGACGGTGAATGTGAGCGGTGTGACGTCGAAGTCAAAGCGGGACGGCGCCGCGCTGCCGGTGAGCGTTGAGGCAGTGCCCGCACTCGGCGGGATGGCCGGCGAATACGGGGTGTACGAATACACCACATAGTTGCCCGCGTTTTCCCCGTTGACCTCGATCAGCATGCCCGGATACGGCGCAAGCATGGCCAGGTCGCCGGTGATGATGTCCCGCCCCTCACCACCATCAATCACGGTGTAGGGGTAAGGCGACAACACGTTGATCAGCAGGCTGCTGGTCCAGTCCTCCGGAAATGAGCCGGCACCTGTCGGGATCGAGAGGTTGTAGCCGTTGAATTGCAGCACAGACGCGGTGACAAAGCGGGTCAGGCTCGTGGAGACGGTCAGTTGCAAACCGGCTGAGCCGTTGGCACTGGCGCCCACTTCCGGCGCGCTGTGCCACCACTGCGCGGCCGTTTCGCCGGAAAGGTCATCGCCCGGGTTGTACAGGGTGAATTGCGCGTCGGCGCCCAGACTGATCAGCGGGGTTTCACCCACCTTCACCTTGTTGAGCGGGATCTGGTACTTGCCCTTGCCGACATACAGCAGCATTTCCACCCACTGCGCCCGGCGGTCAACAAAGCGACGCACGGACGGGGTCAGGTAGCTGGGGTAGACGCGCTGATGACCCGCAATCTCGCGGATCAGATCGCCCAGCTTGACCTTGTTGCCCTTGGCCGAGACCTCATCCAGTCCCTTGCCCTGCCCCATGGTCGCGGTACCGGGAATTGTGGCCATATTGCGCGACATCACCACGGCCACCAGGATTGCCGCGATCACCGCAGCAACGGCGGCCACCACGCCTTTAGGTTCAACGCGCACTTCGACGTCATCAGCAGGCGCAAACTCAAACTCGGCCCAGCGATGCGCCTCAATGATCTCGCCATTGACGGTGATGCTCACCGGCGGTGCCTCGCGGGGCTCGTAACTGGGCGCGATGGTTTTCAGCCACGCAGCCAGGGTCATGCGACGGTTGGTGGTGTGCACCTCAAGGGCCGCGCCGTCGAGCTTATTGGGGAATACGCTGATCACGGTAATAAATGACCTTTAGGTAAGTGGCTTCAAACTGCCGCAGGTACAACCAGCGCGGGCCGGAATTGGGGTTGGTTTCCAACACCGCCTGGCGGCCGTCGATATCGACCACCACGCCCACATGGATGCAGAGGTCACCGCGCAGCACCGCCGCGATCGCGCCGGGCTCAGGCTCGCAAACTTCCATCACCCCCGAGAGCACCCGGAAGGCTTTGGTGCAGGCCTTGGGGTTGTGCCGCCCTACGCCGCCCAGACTGGGCAGCAGCGGCAAACCGAATAGTTCGTGACGCACAGCAATGCAGAGCCCCCAGCAATCGAACGCAGCCGGGCCCCGCCCGCCGTCCACATAGGGCGCGAGTAAGTATTTGGTGAGCATTGGTTATCTCGAGGCTGGCTAAAAACTCAGTAGTCGCAGAAAGCAGGCGCGTAGTAGCTTTGCGCTACTTACTAGGAGCGATGCGATGAGATCAGAAACGGAAGCTGCCCAGCACGTCAGTGAAATGATTGAAAAAACACCAGTCGGAGGGCTTGTAACCATAAATTTTCTAGGGCAACCCAATCCAGTTTTAATCCAGTTCGCTTTTGCAGGAGGCTGGATCATTGAGCAAAAGCTCATCCCGGGAATGCCCCTGGAGTTCACTCGCGGGGAGAATGGCTATCTCGAGAACATCACGATCACCATCCTTCCTTATGAAGGTTTGAAATAACAACTCGGCGCCGCTGCAATTTTTGACACTGACTTCAAGCATAAACACCTCGATTCATTCGTTTGATTACAGGTACTTCATGCAGGGCGCATTCAGCGTGGTCAGCTTGTCGCGGGGGAATGCCCGGTTGATCAGGTCACCATAGCCCGCCGTGATTTGCACAGTGGTGCCCTCAATCCCGGCGCCGAAGGCCTTCATGCGGATCGGTGGCTCTGCCGGTGCCGACAGGTCGCTGGCCAGATAGCGGCGGTAGGTTTGCGTGATCGGCGCACCTGCCGCCTTGGCCTGGTCCATCTTCTGCTGCGCCTCGCCCAGCACGTTGTCTATGGCGAAGTTGAGTGTCTGGCTCGCGCTGTTGCTCTTCTTCGGTAGCGACACGTCGATGCCGGCGGCAATGAGGGGCAAGCTGCGGCCGTCCTCGGCAGTGCAGGCCACATCCTCAAAGCCGCCACAGATCAGCACCGGCTCCGTCCAGGCCGGGCACGTCAGCTCCAGGGTGTCGATGATCACGTCACCGCCCGAGGCATACACACGCTCGATCAGACTCATGCGCCCCTCCTCATGCCGTGGTAAGTGTTTTCGATTGCCCGGGAGTACGACGAATCGCCCGAGGAAACACCGCTTAGAAAGTCCTCGCGGACTGCGTCGATGATCACTTGTAGTTCGCCTTTACGATCCTGCTTGGTGCGCACCTGGCTGTTGCTGTTGTTGATGATCTGGACGTTCATGCCGCCGCCGGTGCCTTGCGACATCTGGTCCAGGGTTTGATCCAGCTTGGCGCTGGTTTGAGCGGTGGTGACCCGCTCGCCCTTTTCAAGCAACCAGGTGCCTGTTTGCGGAACCGAGTCGATGCCGTTATGCGCCATACCGACCAGATTACTCAGCCTGTCGACGCCGATGCGTTTGGTGTTTTCAGCATCGACAACAAACTCCTGACCGTGGACCACGCCTACCACTTCATTGACGCCGCCGGGGCCGGTGTAGCCGCCCTCCTTGAAGCCCTTCATCAGTGCATAAGCCGCGATCAATGCAGTACCGCCGACAACTGCAGCGGCGCCGAACGAACCAATCGAGGCAACAAGCGCCGCCGGCAGCCAGGCCGACGCTGTGGTTGCCGCTGCTGCAATTTGAGCTGCCGTGGTGGTTGCCGTTGCGGCAAGGGACGAGCCCGTGGTGACCGTATCAGCCGTCACTTTTGCAGCGGTTTTTGTCGCCTCGGCCGCAACCGTAGCGCTGGTTTCGGTAGCAATTCCGGCCATCTTCAGCGCCTGTGTCACAACCCACTGGGCAGCAATATCGGAGAGAGCGCCAAGGATTGAACTGCCCATGGTGCTGCCGAGACTGATAAATGCTGAGCCAAGATCAGTGGTGCCCTTTACCAGCCCCTGGAACTGATCAGACAACGAGGACGTGGTATCGCCCAAGATGCCCGTAGTTGCATCGCTCGCCTGCTGGCTGTAGTCGGTGGCTGTTTCCAGATAGCTTTCCCAGGCAGAAGAAACGCCATCCAACCAATTGGACTGAGCCTGATCGAGCTGGTTGTAATAGTCCTGCTGCATAACCAGTCGAGTCGCCAGTGCTTCATTGAGCAGCTCGGTTTCGCTCTCGTAGAGACTTTCGCTGATTTTCCCGCTGTTCTGCTGCTCCTGCAGGTCGCGCATCTGCTTGTTAAAGTCTTGCTGGATCGCCAGTGTTTCCTTCAAGCGTGCCTTGTACTTGTCGCCACGCCCTGCACCTTCCAGCTCAAGCGCAAAACCATCGCTCTGGGTCTGGATATCGAGTTTTAGGGTTGAGTCGAAGGCGGAGAGTTTGGCGGCGTCTTCGGTGGCGGCCTTGATCTTGTTCAGGGCGTCCAGCTCGGAGGCCAGGCCTTCGAGGCGTTGTTGCTGCTTGGCATTGATGCCGACGAGCTTCCCACTGGTAATCTCAAAAGCCAGCTTGGCGACTTCAGTGGCGTTTTTCTGCTTGTCGGTGGTGGTGTTGATCAGCTCGATTTGCCGCTGATAGTCCTCCTCGGTGCTTTCGAACGCTTTCTGATTGGCTTTGACGGCCGAGGTGTTCTCTTTGGTGGCCTGAGTGGCAACCTTGTTTGCGGCGGCTTGAGCTTTAAGCGCATAGCCCGTCGATAGAATCGAAACCCTGTCGCTTTCAGATAGATCCGTATGCTCTTCGATGTATCGGGTCGCTTCCTTGACTGCATCGCCGTTGTCCTGCAGTTTTTCCAACTGCGACTGCAGAGTTGCCAGGTACTTTTGCCCGCCAGCAGTCATCCCCGCCTTGGCCTGGGTATTGAGCTGCGTCTCGGTGGTGTTCCGGGTGAGCGAATTGCTGAGCACATCAAGGCGCTCGGTTGTTTGATCAAGCACCTGCTGGGCATCACTGACCTTACCGGCCAGATCAGTCCAGTTTCTTGCCGCTTCGGGGCGAACCCCAGGATTGCTCGCCAGCTCATCCAGAATCGGCGTCAGTGACTGGCCATTGGCGCGCGCATCCTTGAGACGAGTAGATAATTCTTCAAACGCTTTCAGCTGCTTGCTGTGCTCCGGGGAGCGGACATTGGACAAGCTGACCATTGACGATTTGATTGATGTTTCAAGCTCGTCATAGGCGTCCTGGACGGCCATGGTCGCGCCAAGCTGTTTGTCTTTCCACTCACTGATCTTGGCGCGCTGCTGATCCTCATTGAGCCCGGCAAAGCTTTGGCGTAGTTGATCGACTGTGTTTTGAAGGTCACTCAAATCACCCATCAGTTTTTGGGATTTGCTGCTCCAGTCAACAAACGAAAGCGCCACAGCACCCGCAATAAATGCCAGCCCCAGAGGGCCACCCATCATCGTAAGCAAGCCAGCACCCGCCGCCCGCAGCCCCGCAAAGGTGCGAGCTGTAACGCTTGCCGCAGCTGCTGCTCGGTCAGATGCCACAACCGCAGCGTTCACCACCGCAGTTGTCTCGCCATAAGCCAGGGTCGCAGCCGTGCGCATGGCATAGCCTGCCTGGATCTGGGCAGAAGTTGCCGATGTGGTAGCTGCGAGGGATCGCTCGGCGATTTCGACCTGTTTTATTGTCGCAACTTCAGCCAGCCGCAACTCCGCCAAACGCGCAATCGAAGCACTCCGACCCTTTTCAGAGATTTGGGCAAGCAGTCGTTGCTGCTCCAAATTGCGCTCAGCAACCAGCGACGCCTGTACCGCCTGAATATTTGCCAGTTCGGAGGTTTGGCGCACCCGATCGGAGGCAAGCTTGCCCTGCGCTGCCACAATCTCAAGATCAGCCCGTGCAACCATGGCCTTGGCATCGATCTGTTTGGCCTGGGCGGCCCACAGGTCCTGCTTTGCAGTTCTTGCGCTGGCCGTGAGTGCGGTTTGATTTGCCTGGGCGGCATACAGCGCTGAAGCGCCTTGCTGTGCATACCCACCCGCTACCCGGGCAAGGGCGACAAGTAGCCCTGTAGTAAGCGCCTGAGCCAATGCATCTGAATTGTTTTTAACCCCGGAAATAGCTCCCGGCAGGCTGCCATCAATGGCCTTGGATACGCTGACAAATGCGTTCGCTATCTGGTTGCTGGCTCCCGTGGCCTGATCAAGCTCGCCCACGAAGTGGGTCAGTGAGTTACCAATCTTGGTGAAGCTGTTGCCTATAGTGGTCGCCGTTTTGTCGAACAGTGCATCGACTGCGCCGACCTGACTTTGCAGGGCTTTAACCACTGCCTGGGCGGTCAGTTCGCCAGCCGCACCCATCGAGCGCAGTTCGCCAACCGTTTTGCCCATGCCCGCCGCAATGGCCTGGGCCAGTGCAGGCGCCTGCTCCATAACAGAGTTCAGTTCCTCGCCGCGCAGCACACCCGAGGCAAAGGCCTGCCCCAACTGAATCAGTGCAGCGTTTGCACTTTCAGCCGAAGCACCGGACACCGCGAGCGTTTTACTGATGGTGCCGACGACACCCGCCACACCCTCACCGGAGAGTTTTAGCGCCTCCTGGTTGGTGGCAATGCGTTGATAAAGCTCTGCGGTTGAAGCCAAAGGCTGGGCCGACGCTTGGGCGATGTTGAAAACCGCTGCTTGAGCCGCTGTCAGCTCGGCAGAACCATTGGTCACAAGCTTCAGGCGGTTTGTCAGAGTGCCATAGGCCTCTGTCATGTCGTACACGCCCTTGACGCTCAGAGCAGCCGCCAGCGGCCCCGCAATACCGGCGGCAACACTGGCCAACGACCTGAAGCTGTTTTGCAGCGTGAGCACTTCCCTCGATGATGCGCTGGCCACCGACGCAGTACGGGACACGGAGCGAGAAGCGCGATCCATGTTCTGCTCAAAGCCGCCAATGCGCGCAATGAGATCGAGCGTCAACGTGCCGAGTGAGCGCGAGGCCATTTATCAATCTCCAGATGTGAAAAAACCCGCCGGGGCGGGTTTGGTGTCCTGTTTTGGCTGCATCTCGAAAAAGCCGCAGTAACGCTCTTAAGCCTCACTTCCATGTCGCCATGGCCTCTTCCAGACTTATCGTCCCTTCTGCCTGGCTGTAAACCATGAAATCGCTCAGATCCATTTTTCCGCCTGCTACTCTGCTGGTCAGGTGGGTGAGCAGCGCAAAGTGACGCTCCAGACGGCGGTTTTGATCCAGAGTGCCGTACTTTTCCCGGTAAGCGATCCAGTCCAGCACTTCGCGGTGGGTCAGCCGCTCCTTAGCTTCGGCAATGGTGCTGCCTCCGATGCGGTTCAGCACCAGTTCGTGCCAGAACTCATCGGAGGCGCTTAGTTTTTTGCCTGATCCTTACCGGTGCCGTTGGCTTCGTTGACCGCGTTGAGAATCGCAAAGCCCAGGGACGATTCCAGATTGAAGGCGTCTTCATAGGTGAGGGGTTCGGTACCCTCTTCGCCCAAAAGAACGCTGCCTGAAATGTACTTGGCATTTCGGCTTTGCTCGGCTTCGCCCGGAGCAAACAGGCGCTCGATGACGCCGAACGACTGGCGGCGGATATGCACATCGAACTTCTCAGTTACTTCCTTATCGGTTTTTGAGTCGATGTGAACCCAGGTCACTTCTTTTTTAACCAGTGCGCCGTCGACGATGCCGCCTTTGGCTTTGAGTTGCTTGAGGTTCATGGAAAGCCCTTAGATGGTTTTGCGGATCCAGGCGAGACCGCCGGAACGCTGAATGGAAACGGTCGAGGCAACCACTGCGTTTGCCGCGAAAGAAAACGGGAAGTCGGCCACATAACCCTCAAAGGCACACCAGGTGCGCGTTTTTGGAAATTCAAAGTCATCACCCGCCTCATTCAAGGTCGGGGGCGCAGCCCCATCGGCCCAACCAATGGCCCACTTGATGTTGTCCTCGTCATCCGCTTCGGAAAGCTGATGCACGCGGACGTGGCTTGCATTGGTGGGGTCAGCGTTGAGGCCAATGGATGCCTGGCCGGGCGTGCGCAAACCCTTCTTGTAACGGCGATCTTTATCGCTGAGGCATGTGTCTTCGATCTGGTCTGCCGGTGAGCCCGCCGGGTCGAAGGTGGTGATGCACTCCACCTCCATTACGGTCAACGGGCCGGTACCGGGCATGGCCTGCACGAGGATGTAGGCCTGCGTGCCCTGTGTGAGAACGGACATGGGTGTCTCCTTTAAACGAAAAAGCCCGCTCAAGGCGGGCCGGGGGTCGGTGTTGGTTTAGCGCGGTACCAGCCAGTCCACATCGAAGCTGTAGCGGTAGGTATTGGTGGCCGGGTCGTGCGAGTCGCCGCCCCAGCGCACAATATTGGCCTTGAGCTCGATGGCGTTTCTAATGGCTTTGGCAACGTCACGGGCCTGTGTCACGGAGAGCCCATAAACATCGATTTGCAAACTGAAACCGTCGATGTCCGGGCGGTGAGCCAGATAGTTTTCAGGGTTGCCACCGATCGTTTGCCACACCACATAGGGCTTGGCGACACCTTCGGGGGCTTCGCCAAAGGGATAGATGCGCACGGGAGAAACGCCCAGCAAGGCCGTTACCGCCGGGTCGGCGGCGCACACGGCGAATATCGGCGCGTACATCAGCGAGCCCCCAGCAAAGCGTTGATTTCAGTGTTCAGCACCGCGACAAAGCGATCGGTGACCGCCTGCACGTTGCTGGAAAGCGCCGGGCGCATAAACGGCACCGCCGGGTTGTGCTCGGTACCGAGCTCGATGTAACGCCAGTGCCGGGTGTCGCCGCCGGGGTTGCCGGAGGCGTCCTTGCTGTACTGGTTTGCGCCCGCGCCGCCGCGCACGCCAACCCGCATCACAACCCCGCCCTCGCGCCTGGACTGCTTACTCGATTCCTGGGTGATGATGTTGCGAAACACCTTCTCCTTGGTGGCCGGGTCGTCGATGGCCTTGGCATTGGCTTTCGCGGCGTCACGCACGATGTTCATCGCGGCCCGCGCAGCTTTGCGCAGGCCTTTCTTTTGCAGCCGTGGGCCCAGGGTGCGCATTTTGTCGACCACGCCATTGAGCCCCTGGATATTGAACTGCATACCGTCAGCCATCGTTCACCCCCGTAGCGACAACAAGGGTCAGGTACTCCAGGCCCGAGTTTCTGTCCGGGAGCGGCTGACCGATGATTGTGAAGATTTGCCCGCGATGCAGGATACGCATGGTCGGCAGCACGCCCGGGCGGTAGCGGATGGTGATACGTCCGCTGGCCTGGGACTGGCTGACTTGCGCGGCAATCAGGTCCCGGGCACTGAGTGGGTCGACTGCCGCCCATACACGCGCAAACTCGACCCAGGCTGTTACCACCTCGCCGGTGGCCGGGTCTTGCTGTGTGGTTTGGTGCTGGATGACGACCGGGTGCCGCAGATCCCCTGCTCTCATGGCTCAGGCTCCTTTCTGGCCGGGCCAGTGAAGTTGCGGGACGACCACAGCAACGACTCCACCCCGAGCGGCACCTTGTCCGCCGTGGTGCCCACAACAACCGCTTCGCGTACGGCGTAGGAGTTGCCAAGCAGCAATAGCAGCGCTGATTTGAATGATGCGGGTATGTCGCTGACTTGAAGAAATACGGGGTTGTCGCAGTACCAAAAAGCCCAGGCCAAAGCAGACTCGGCATACAGCTCGATCAGGTCGTCGTCCTCCTGGTGATCGACCCGCAGGTGCTTGCGCATAAGCTCAATCGACAAAAGATCCGCGACGGTGATGGTCATTTTTTCGAGCCTTTCTTCTCAAGGTCGACCGGAGTTGTGGGCTCTGGCTCTGGCTCTGGCTCTGGCTTCAGGATTGGATCGGCATCGACGTCTTCTGCCAAGCCCATTCCGATCAATGCTTCTGCATATTCGTCTTTAACCACCCGCACTTCGAACTGGTTGAAGCTGCCAGCGTGATAGTGCGAGAACTGACGCAGTGCGCGAATTTTGGTCATTGCGGTACCGGGGCAGTTGCCTGCCCCGCCTCGATAATCAGCCGCCTGCAGCTGGGTTGAAAGTGCCTTTAATGATCGCGGTTGGACGGTAGTGAGACAGGGCCAAACGCTCTTCACACAAGATGGTCAGCATGTTTTTGACGAAGTTGTCGCGGTCCTGGTTGCTGACCTCGACCGTGGCATCCATGCAGTCCCAGACCTGCGAGGCGAGATCAAAACCGCCCACGGTGAAAGTGCCCAGCGCCTGGGTCTTAGTGGCTACCACGGGCAGGCCCCACATGACCTTCGCCGCAAATGCGGCAGGGCCACCGAAGATGTAACGACCATCCGCGTCTTTCAGCAGCGCAATGGCATGCCAGTCGCGAGGGTTGAGGATCAAGCCAGATGCCTCAAATTCGGATTCGCTGGTCTGGAAGATCGCATGGGCGATCTGGTCGGCACGGGTATCGCCTTCCTTGTCCAGGCCTGCATCGTAGGCGGTGGCTACCTTGTTCAGGCCGATCAGGTTGTCGCCCGTACCGTCACCGTTGAGCAACTGGCCCTCTTCCACCAGCGCCAAACCGAACAACAGCCGGTTGTTGACGTAGGATTCCAGCATCGGTGCGTCATCCATCACTTGGCGCGAAGCCTGAATCCAGTGAGCAATGGTTTTGACGTTGGCGGTTTCTTTGGTGAAGGTCAGTTGAGATTCAGGCTTCAGAGTGCCTTCGGCCACCGATGCGGCGCTGTTGACGAAGACGTTTTCACGAACGTACTCGATTGCATTGGACGTGGTGCGGCCCTGAGCCAGCAGGTCACGGATGGTCAGGCGGCGCAGGCCGGGCATCAGAATGCCAGGGTTTTGCTGAGCCTGAATCAGCGTGCCAGCAGAGCCCGCGCCACTGCCCAACGCCTTGTTGAACGTCTTCACGTCAACTTTCCCGGAGGTCGAGCCGTTCCAGGACTTCTTGAGGTCTTCAGCGGTGCGTTCGGCGAAGGACTTTTTGGTCTCCGGGTTGTCCAGGCTGCCAGACGCCAGTTTCTGCTCCAGATCAAACAGGCGGGTGCTGGATTTGGTCAGATCGGCCTGGACAGCCTGCAGGTCGGTTTGCAGTTTTTTGCTGATCTCGCCGGTGGCGGCGATCTCTTTTTTCTGCGCATCGAACAGTTGGGTCATGTTCGTTTGCGCGGTTTCGATTGCCTTTTGGATATCAGCCAATTCGGACATGAATTAGTTTCCTACAGATGGGAAGGACTTGATGCGATCAAGGATCGCGTTGATTTCGCCACCTTCGGAGTCGCTCCGAACTGCGGACTTGATGCGGGCGATAAACGCCAACGCTTCGGACTTGGAGAGCCCGGCGGAATCTCTCAGCCAGTTCTCCGCGTCACGGATGGTTTCAATGGTGTCCATACTCTTGAGCGCCGATACCGTGGCGTGCTCATTCGCGGGGAAAGTGCAAATGCTGATTTCGCTCAAGCGAGAGACGTTTTTGAACGAATAGCCGGTCGTAATGGGCGCGCAGTCGCCTTTTGCCGCCGAGAAGCCCACCGACATGCCGCCCACGGTGCCGTGGATCATTGCCGCCTTGAGGGCGTCCGACTGCGGGTTGCCGGGGGTCAGTTCACCTCGGACATGCAGGCCGGTGCTGTCTTCCGACAGATCCAGCCACTTGCCCACCGGAATTTCGTTGCGCCGGTGGTTGAAGAACATGGCCACCGCCCGGGATTGGGTTTTCAGTGCGGCAGCAAAGGCGCCCGGTTCCATAATGTCGCCGTCACTGTCAACCACGCTGAAGACGCTGGCATAGCCTTCAAAAATGCCCTGGGCGCCGCCGCTGGAAAACTTGATTGCGGCCTGATCGAAGGCCAGTGTTTTGCAAATGCTCGGCATTTCAGTCTCCAGAAAAACTAAACCCCGCTGGGTGCGGGGTTCGTTTTGCCAAGTTGGGTAAGCGGCACGTTCTGAGACTGCCGGGTTGCGACGTCGCCGCCGGGAAGTGGCGGCCGGTTATCAACGCGCCGGCCCTCGTTCACAGTGAGCAGGCCCGTGTCGATTTTGGTCTTCATGTAATTGGCCCGGGCCGTCGAGTCACCGCTCAACAATCCGTCTCGGTTGTGTTCGGCGTGGATGCGCCCCAAGTCCGCAGGCTTGATCAGCCAGCGCAAAATGCTGGTTTCCCAGATTTCAAGGTACGGGTCCAGGGTGTACTGCAGGAAACCGAGGTTTTGCTGCTCGATGCCGGAGCCCCAACTGGTGGACTTTTCAACATCGCCCACCAAGTGCGGCGGCACGCCGAAGAACCGGGCCAATTCGCTGACCTGAAACTTGCGCGCCGCCATGGTTTCGGCGTCCTGCGGGCTCACGCCGATGGCCTGGGTGGTAAACCCCGCCTCCAGCACCCACAGGCGCTTTTTGACCGGGCCGCCGGAGATCTCCTTGAAGTTCTCCTCAAGCTGATCGCGCTGGGCCTTGTTGAGCGTCTTGCCGTCGCCAGTCATCAGGATCTGCGGCGACTTCGCACCATTGGCATAGAAGTCGCGCTGCTGATCCTCCATCGCCACCGCGACACCGACTGTTTTGGCGCCGAAGGCAATCGGGGAAAGCCCTACCAGACCGTTAAAACCGAAGCCCTTAAGGTGGAAAATCTCAGACTGTTTGAAGTCGGCGTATTCACTGTCACGGCGGTAGCGGTAAACGACCCGCTTGCCTTCAAGCCGCACGTCCATATTGACCGACATCAGCGGCACCAGGCTGATGATGTCGCCCACGCTGTTGCGCTCGATCAGCGCGTAGGCGTTGCCGTAATAGCAAAGCTGCATGGTCATGGCGGCGCGGAAATCGAAGGCGGTCATAAACTGGTTGGGGCTGTAACGCAGCAGGCGTGCCAGCGGGTTATCAAAGCCAACCTTGGTTCGATCCTCACCCTTGGTTTCAAACACGTCCAGCGGCAGGCAGGCCGTTACGCTGGAGATGAGCCGCACGCAGGCGAACACGGTGGAGATTTGCAGCGAGCGCTCATCGTTGACGACTGAGTCGCCCACCACGCCGGTGGCGGAGACAGGCCCGGTCTGCGAGCCCTTCTCGGGAGAGACCAGGCGCCCACCAACGAAGAAGCTCGCCATACGCGCCCAGAAGGGACTGCGGGTGCGCAGGTCAATGCTGTAGTCGGTGTCTGCCATTACATACTCATTGGTCGATTGAGGAAGTCATCGATGTTTGCCGAAGGCATGGGGTTCAGTGACAGCAGCGTCACCGCGTTAAACGTGGCCATCAACGGATCGATCTTGGCCGAGCCCGACGCTTGCTTGGTGATCAGGATCGAGTTGCCGCGTGGCTCGACTTTGGCGTTGCCGCAGCACCAGGCCATCATCGGCTGGCCGCCGTGGATCAAGGTGCCTTCAGCCAGCTTGCGCTCGGCGGTTTTGATTGCGCCGCCGAGCTTCCAGCCCTGCGAAATACCTATGACCTTTTCTTCAGGTACACCGGCTTCGACCAGGGCATCCAGAATCGCGCCGATACCGGCCGGGTCGAGCCCGACCTTGTCCAGCAGGCCGGATTGCTCTACCCGGGCGACCAGACTGGCCACCTGCTCCACGTCCTGGCCGATCTGCTCGACCAGGGTAAGGTTTTTGTCTTTGGCAAAGTCATGGAAGTTGGCCGCAACGGACTGGCGACGTACCAGCACCGAGGGGTGGGCCCAAGCATGTGTCCACAACAACCACTCGCGGGTCGCCCGGTGCCGGCCGACAGCCGCAAAGCCCAGCAAGTCATCCAGACCGCCGCCATCGATGCCGATATCGATCACTTCGCACTCGCGCAGCAGGTGATCGAAACTCAGTCCCGGGCGCGTGCCCTGCACTTCCCAAAAGTCGGCCCCGGCCCAGCGTTCGGACAGCAGCGCCAAGCCGACTTCGATATTGGCGTGCTTGGCCAGAAAGCCGCGCAGCTCTTCTTCGCCCGCTTCCTGCGCCATTTTGAAGCTGCGCAGCAGGAAGGCTTCGTCCACAGAGAACCCCATGTTCGGGTTCACCAGGTGGAAGTTCTCGACCAGGCGGGCTTCGCCGCTTTTGATCATCGCCTGCGGAAACTCGTAGATCACCGGCAGGAACTGGTTGTCATCGATACGCCCGTCGCGCACGGCGCGGGAGTACTTGAGCTTTTCGCGGAAGACACCGGCGGGCGGCTCGTTGGACTGCGTGGTCAGCCAGATCACAAAGCCTTCAGGCCGTGACGCCAGACCGCCGGTGGCTTCACGGATGATGTCCGGTGCCTTGACGTTCTTGCCGAACAGCCAGGCTTCGTCGATCAGCACGCCGACTGCTTTTTTACCGCCCACCGTGTCGCCATCGGCGGCCACAACCTTGAGCGTGGCACCGGTTTCGCGGTGGGTGATGGTGCGCAGATGCGGTTGAACGTGCATCAGGTCGCGCAACTCTTCGTCGTGCTTGACCATATCGGCCGCAGGCTTGAACGAGTTGTCGGCAATTTCCTTGGTCGGGGCCAGGATGATGAACTCGGCCGACATGCGCCAATTGCGGATCAGCGCGGTAAGCATAATCCCGGCAGCAATGGTCGACTTGGAGTTCTTCTTCGGAATGCACAGCATGTATTCGGAGATCATCCGGCGCCCGGTGGTGTAGTCGTAGGCACCGAAGATCGCCCCGGCGAAGTCGAACACCCACTCGGCGCAAGACTCGCCAATGGTCGGGCTGCCCGGGGCGTCGACGATCTTCAGTTCGCGCAACACCGCCAGACCGGCTTCGGCCTCCTCCGGGAACAGCGGCGCCGGGATGATCGATTGCCCCAGGCGCAGTTTCTGCTCCCAGTCCGGGCAGGCGGTCGTCCATTGCATTTACTTGACCGCCTTCAATGGGGGTGGGCTTGAGCCAAAGCGCCCTGCCCCGGCAAGCTTCGCCGCGTTTTCGCGCTCGGTCTTCTTGCCGGTCTCGCCTTTGCGCGGGTGCATAAAAGGCATCAGCGCTTTTGCGGCATCGACCCGCAGCTTTTTTTCCGTTTCGTGATCATTCATGGCCGCCAACAGGAAGGCCTTCGGATCGGAGTAGGACAAGACCTTGCTCAAATCGAAGCCCGGGCTGTCGTCGGGCTCGGCTGTTTGCGACACCTCGGCAGCCGGCTGTTGCGCTGCTGGAGCTTTAACAATTTTGTTAGCTTTTTTGTTAAAGGTGGTCCCGGCCATTGCGGCAATGACGTAAGGGTCTTTTGCCAGCCGAGAACCGGCGGCCGATGCGCTGGACGCCGCGTAGCCTGCGGCGATGGCTGCGTCCTTGTTTGAGGCACCGCCCCGCAAAGCGTCGACGAATGCCCGCTTCTTGGGTGTTAAAGCCATTAACAAAAATTCCTGAAAAGGGGAAAAAATGTGCGCGTGCGGGGATGGGTGGTCTAGGAGCAAAAGACCTCTGGAGTTTTACGCCCCCCCTCCCGACAAACGAGAAAGATTCTCATTTATACAGATGGGAATTAATATCATTCGCATGAATGAGAACGAATCGCAACAACCTCTAGTGAGATTTATTCTCATCCACTTGTTTGCAATTATTTTACTTATTTTCCTTGACTTTTAGACCGAACATACTAGCTACATTCTTCGCGTTTTTTGACAATATCGTGGCAAGGCCTGCACAGCGACTGCCAGTTGCTGCGATCCCAGAAGAGCTTCATGTCGCCACGGTGCGGGATGATGTGGTCAACCACGCTGGCCGCTGTCACCCGGTCATCACGCTCGCAGTAGACGCACAGGGGATGGGCATTGAGGTGCACCAGTCGCGCCTGTTGCCATGCGTAACCATAACCGCGCTGGGTCGAGGTGGCCTTGTCACTGCGCCATGACCCAGGCACTGCAGTTGCGATGCGATTGGCCTGGGGTTGCAGGCGTGTGGCCAGTGTCTTGAGGCGGCTCATGCTGGATGGCGCGGTGCGCCGCTCATGTAGGTCGGTGGCGCTGACTCTGGGTCCTGCTCAATCCCCTCTTCCGCCAAGGCTGTGATCAATTGGGTCTGCTGGGTCGCCATCCGTTCGAGGATCGCTGTCTGCTTGATCTGTTCGGCCAGTACCTGGCTGAGCAGGCCAGCCAAGGAGTTCTGCTGCTCGCTCATATGCAATCGCCTTCCACTTGTTGAGTTGTTCGCGCCGGGCGGAGCATCCGGTGCAGGCCATCACTCGGACCGCCGTGGCAGCTTGAAGTCAGCGAAGCGGTCAGCCAGGTCGGCGATCTTCTTCACACCCAAGAAACCAATCCAGATGCCTGCCGGTGTGGCCAGGCTGGACGGCAGGCCGAAGTACTCCAGCACCGCGATCAGGCTGGTGGTCAGCAGCATGCAGATAGTTGCTTCGAGCATCGCCTGCCGTCGAGTGCCGCCGCCGTAGATGATCCGCAGCGCCGCCATTACAAAGGACAGTGTGGCGGCATAGATCGTTGGCGAGTGCTGACTCAGCCACGCGAGCGCTATCACCCAGGTGTCTGGCTTATCAGGCATATGAGGCATCCAGTGTCCTCCCGAGCTGGGAGCAGAATGGGTTCGGCCCCGACAACACTCCCAGCTTGAGGCGATGGGTGTGGCGGGGCCGAAAACGAAAAAGCCCAGCGCGATGGCTGGGCTTTAATTAGGTGCAGATTCCAGCGCGGAGCTCTGGTTTTAGCTGTCTCTCAGATCAATAAGCCCGTCCTCTTGACGAGCAATACGCACCTTATAATGCGAATCTTCGATAATTGCTGATACAGGCGATGGGCCAAATTCTTTGCTCAACCCAAGGTTCAAACCTTGGCAGACAGCCTCGGCACGTTCGGGATCATCACCTTCAAGGGGAAACGAAATCTCAAAAGGGGAATTGCCAAACGGATATTCGGAAAACTCTCTCCTGGCCATTTTCCCCATGCATGCAACCAGCCGAGTGATTACAACTTCCGCGTCAGTAGACATAAGGCTTTCTCCCGTTCGATGCAGGAGATTGACCGAACAGGCGTCAAAAAGCAAAAAACCCTGCTAGAGAGCAGGGCTTTTGAATTTCGATTCTCATAACGCGTAAGATCGACATGATGGAGCTAATTTACGACCAAACCGCCATCATGGTCAAGCCGCATCTATAAAGATTTCTTCCCGGTCAAAGATCTCAGTTGCATGAATGACAGCGCCCTCCTCCAATCGCTCAAGGCATTTGGCAATGCCAGTCTTCCAGCGGCGGCGTGTGGATTCAGGCTTGCCTTCGATGTCCCAAGTGTTCATGTCGTAGAACACGGCGGGCAATACGATCATGTCCGTGGACCGCTTTCCCTCCTGCACACCACGCAGCTTAGGGATAGCCCATGCCGTCACCGCTTTGTAGACGAACAAATGCGGAGCAGGAGAGGTAACCCGGCTGATAAGACGCCCAATTGCCCCGACCTTATTAGCTTTGTGTGTTGAATACTTCGCCACAAGGACATCCCACTGGGCCGGGGCCAGCTCGCGGTGCAGCAGCGCATACAGGCAGCAGTCATAGTCAAACTTGTCCCGCACCGAGATACCCGCGCCCTGCCCGCCTGATTGCAGCTCGGCATCGATCAGCTTCTGCCAGCTCTGCTTGGTGGAGTTGTCGATGTTGTCTGCCGCAAGCACACGCACCAGGGTGCCCATTACGTCTTTGTACATACCCATCACTTGATCTCCAACGCTACTGACTGGGTGGACTTCAAAGCCCGCACACCACATCTGGCCAACACCATGTTCTGGCAGGCATGAATAGCGCTGCAGAACTCTTTCTG